CTGAATCTGCCGTACTACGACGCAGAGGACGGCCTGCGCTACGCCTTCCACGACGACGGGACGTCGGCGACGCTCGACGAGTTCGTGGAGATGCACGCCAAGTATGTGCAGACGCCGGAGCAGGTGGCTCGCGTACAGGTGGTTGACGGCTTTAAGGACCCGCTTCTGGAAGACGGGCCGCCGTGCCTTCAGATCCTGTCGCGGATGAAGATTGGCGAGGGCGGCCGCAACAACGGCCTGTTCGACTTCGGGGTGTTCCTGCGGCAGGCCCATGCCGACACATGGGAGAGCGAGATCCTCCGGTACAACATGGAGTATCTGGACCCGCCGCTTCCGCTTGGCGAGGTGAACGTGGTCGCCAAGCAGCTTCAGAAGAAGGACTACACTTACAAGTGCAACGACGCGCCGATCAAGGCGTACTGCAACAAGGAACTCTGCTACACGAAGAAGTTTGGCATCAGCAGGGCAGCGCAAAGCGCGACGATTGCCAACCTACGGAAGTACAATTCCACGCCGCCCGTCTGGTTCGTAGACGTCAACGGCGAGCCGCTGGAGATCGACACCGAGGCGCTGATGAACCAAGGCGCCTTCCAGAAAGCCTGCACGGAGCAACTCAACTTCCTGCCCCGCACTGTCAGCAAGGCCATCTGGGAAGGGCAGTTGACACGGCTACTGTCAGAAATGCGCGACAACGAAAGCGCCATCATCGAAGTGGCGCAGGACGCAAGCATCTCCGGCCAGTTCTACGACTTCCTCGAAGAGTTCTGCCGCCACCTTCAGCAGGCACAGGACAGGGAAGAAATCCTGCTTCGCAGACCGTGGACCGACGAGGAGCGCAGTCTGACCTACTTCCGTCTGAAGGACCTCGAAGCCTTCCTCAAGAAGAACAAGTTCTTCGAGTACAAGAGCCACAAGATTGCACAGCGCCTTCGCGACATAAACGGCGAGAGCGTCGTGCTGAAGATAAAGGGCCGCGCGGTTCGCGTCTGGCAAATCCCGGCCTTTGACGTGGCGGATGTTGATATCGCTCCGCCAAGGTTCGTGAGTGCAGAGGAGCCGCCGTTTTGAAAACTTTCCCCACGCCGCTGCGCGGCCTGAGCGAAGACTACTTCAACTTCGAAGAAGAGGCGCGCGACCGCATCTGGGAAATCTACCGGATGCGGAAAGTAGACAGGATGACGATGGACGCCATCGGCCAGAAGCTCGGCGTCAGCCGAGAGCGCATCCGTCAGTTGGTGAACAGGGCGAATGCCTTCGAGTCGAAGCGCCGAAAGCTGATCCGCAGGCTCGTCCGCAAGGATGTCCCCCTGCGTATGGAGGACCTCCCGCTTAGGCCGTGGGAGATGTACGCCATCAAGAAGTTGAAGGCTACACGCATGACGCCGGAGGAGTTCGCGGAGACCATCACCTTCGTCGAGTTCGCGGCCGTCAAGAACATCGGCATCCACAGGCTCCAGACGTTCTTCGCTGTATTCAAGGAGGTATGCCCAGATGCTGCGGATCTTTGGACCTCCCGGAACAGGTAAGACGACCGCCCTGCTCAACATGGTGGACGAAGCCCTGTCGTCGGGCGTCGCGCCAAACGAGATCGCCTTCCTCGCCTATACGCGCAAGGCCGCCAACGAAGCCAAGGAGCGGGCTGCGGCCCGCTTCGGCTTGGACCCGAAGAAAGACCTCGTTTACTTTCGGACCATCCACAGTCTCGCACTGGCGCTCTCGACCATCCGGGCAGACCAGATCATCCAGCCCGAACACTACGCCGAGATCGGCCACTTCTGCGGCGTATCACTCGGTGATACATCGACGCCGGACTTTGAAGAGGACCTGCCCACCGTCACGGCCTCGAAGGACCCGATCCTCGGCCTCATCAACCTAGCGCGCCTGCGAAAGGTGTCGCTCCGCGAGCAGTACAACATCAGCAGCCTCGACATCGAGTGGAACATCGTCGCTTACGTTGATCGCGCCATCACCGCCTACAAGAAGCGCTTCGGGCTCTACGATTTCACCGACATGCTCGACGTTTTCATCCACGAATCTTCCACGTTTTGTCCACGATTTCAGCTTACCTTCGTCGATGAGGCCCAAGACTTGAGCCCCCTCCAATGGGACATCGCCCACATCCTCGACGCCAACTCGAACCGCATGTACGCCGCGGGCGACGACGACCAAGCAATCTACCGCTGGGCCGGTGCAGACGTCGATCACTTCATCAACCTGCCCGGCGGCAGCGAAACCCTCTCGCAGTCCTACCGCGTCCCTCGCACCGTGCACCGCGTAGCGGAAGCCGTGGCCAAGCGCATCAACCGCAGGTTTCCCAAGCGCTACGAGCCGCGGCCCGCGGACGGCAGCGTCTCCCGTATATACGGCATCCCAGACCTCCTGACGCAGGGCCTGCTCGACACAGGAACGTGGCTCATCCTAGCGCAGTCCGGCTACATGCTGGCGCCCGTGGCAAACGACCTGAAATCCAGCGGCTATCTCTTCAACTACCGCGGCCATCGGTCCATCTCCGAGCGCATCAGCACCGCCGTCAACGGATGGGAGCAGATGCGGAAAGGCCGCAGCATCACCATCGACGTCGCCAAGACCATCTACAGCCTCATGTCGATGGACAGAATCAAGCGTGGTTTCAAGAAGTTGCCGGGGCTGGTGGACTCTGATATGGTCAACCTCGACACACTGATCGCGGACCACGGACTACTCGCCACCAAAGACATGATCTGGTCTGAGGCGATGGACCGCATCCCACAAGCCGACAGGGCGTATATCACTGCCCTCCTGCGCCGAGGAGAGAAGTTCAATGCCGTGCCCCGCATCACAATCTCCACGATCCACGGATCAAAGGGCGGGGAAGCCGACAACGTCGTGCTGTTCACGGACCTCAGTAACGCGGCATTGCAAGAAACGATGACGAACCCAGACGACATGCACCGCGTCTTTTACGTCGGCGTGACCCGCACGAAGACGAACCTTTACATCGTTGAGGCAGAAGACAGAACGAGAGGATACGACCTGTGACGAGAGACGAAACGCTGGACAAGGCCAAGGCCCTCATCAACGGCGAGCGCGCTCGCGACTATGGTGACGCATGGCAGATGCACTACCGCATCGCCCAAGGCTGGAACCTCATCGTCAACGAGGCACTGCACACGCACGGCGAGCTTACGCCCTCTCACGTCGCCCTCATGATGGACTGGCTCAAGACATCTCGGCTGCTGGTCACGCTCGACCACCCGGATTCGTGGATTGACAAGGCAGCGTACACGGCCCTCGGCGCAGAGTTCCAGTCGATGGTGGAAAAATGAGCCTGCAAATGGCCATGTTCGCGCCCAAGAGTGAATGGGTGCCGCCGTCCGAACTGCCGGACATAACTTCCGCGTCGAAGATCGCCATCGACCTCGAAACCTGCGACCCGAACCTCAAGGAATTTGGGCCGGGCTGGCCCCGCAATGACGGGTTCGTCGTCGGCTACGCCATCGCCGTTGACGGCTGGTCGGGATACCTGCCCGTCCGACACCAAGGCGGCGGCAACCTCGACGAGCGCATCGTCAACAAATGGCTCAAGCGCGTCTTCGAATGCCCGGCCGACAAGATCATGCACAACGCCCAGTACGACATGGGCTGGATCAAGGCGTCAGGCTTCACGCTGAACGGCCGCGTCATCGACACGATGGTCATCGCGTCCCTGCTCGACGAAAACCGCTATTCATATAGCCTCAATGCTGTAGCCTACGACTACCTCAACAAGACAAAGTCCGAGAAGGACCTGATCGAAGCAGCGCGTTCCTTCGGCATCGACCCCAAAGCCGAGATGTGGAAGATGCCCGCCATGTACGTCGGGCCCTACGCAGAAGCCGACGCAACCCTCACCCTCGAACTCTGGCAGCACTTCGCCGCCAAAATCGAAACGGAAGGGCTCCAACAGATCACGGCCCTCGAACTGGACCTCCTGCCTTGCCTCGTCGATATGACATGGCGCGGCGTCCGAGTGGACACGGAGCGCGTTGAACGGACCAGAGATGCTCTGCTCAAGCGCGAAAAGGCCGTGCTGGCAGAACTGCGCCGGAAAATCGGGTGGGATGTCGAAATCTGGGCGGCGCAGTCGCTGGCCAAAGCCTTCGACGAACTCGGCATCGCCTTTCCGAAAACGGAAAAAGGCGCCCCGTCCTTCACCAAGAACTTCCTCGCCGACAACCAAAATCCCGTTGCAAAACTGATCGTCGAAGCGCGCAACCTCAACAAGACCTCGGGGACCTTTATCAATACGATAATGCGGCACTGCGGCAAGGACGGCCGCATCCACGCCCACATCAACCAGATCAGATCCGACGACGGCGGCACCGTCTCAGGCCGCGTGTCGATGTCGAACCCCAACCTCCAGCAGATCCCGGCCCGCGACCCAGAACTCGGCCCGATGATCCGCTCGCTCTTCCTGCCAGAAGAAGGCCAGCAGTGGGCCGCCATCGACTTCTCGCAGCAGGAGCCGCGGATCTTGGTCCACTACGCCTACGTCTACGGCAAGACGCGCGGATCAGAACTGCTCGGCGCGCCGGAGTTCGTGTCGCAGTACCGAGACGACCCCTCGACAGACTTCCACACCATGGTCGCCGAGATGGCGTCCATCCCGCGCAAACAGGCCAAGACGATCAACCTCGGCGTCATGTACGGCATGGGTGTCGAGAAGCTGGCAGACCAACTCGACATCTCCAAAGAAGACGCCAAAGCCCTGCTCGCCCAATACGACCAGCGCGTTCCTTTCGTCAAAGGGCTCGCCAAAGGCGTCATGCACCGCCTCAACGAAACCTCTTCCCAAGGTCGCCTGCGCTCACTGCTCGGCCGCCAACTGCGCTTCGACCTGTGGGAGCCCGATACCTT